AAGAATGATCTGTCAAACTTCGCAAACATGAAGGTTGGTGATCATGATGGCGAAGACTTCTCAGTGAGCTTCAAGACGGACAATCTAAAGATGATCACTGACAACTACAAGGTTGAAATTAAGGTTGGTGGTTTCTCTTGCTGGACAAACACCGATAACACTCTCACATATTTCGTTGCTATGGAGAAGAAGTAATGGCTGGCGTTGGACACAATCAAAAGCCCACGGTCAACATCTCGTCACTTAATGATGTTGAGCGCAAGCGTCTCAAGAAGGCAATCATGGAAATAAATGACTCTATGTCACGTATGGCGGCAGAGCGTGATCTTCAGAAGGAAATTATCGACACACTCTACGATGAGTTAGGTGTGGATAAGAAGCTTGTTCGTCGTATGTCTAAAGCCTATTACAAGGCTAACTTCGGTGAAGAGGTCGAAGAGAACAAAGCTTTCGAAGAGTCATATGATTTGGTAATCAAAAACACGGTACCCTAATATGTCTCTTGAACGTGATCGTGATCGCGAACTTCGTATGAGAGAACTTATGAAGCCTATTGACTATCAAATCATGATGTGCGATAATGAGCAAGATTTACTTGAACTTGCAGCTATGATGACGGTTTCGAGTAAAAACATTTTTGTTAAATTACGTAGCAAAGATTTCGCGAGAGAAGTTCTCGAAAAGCTAATTAAGGATTTGTAATGTCAGAATATTTGTGGGTAGAGCGATATAGACCTCATACTGTAGCAGAGTGTATTCTTCCTGATCGTATCAAGAAGGTATTCCAGGAGTATGTTGATCAGGGTAATATCCCTAATCTCATGCTTACTGGCTCTGCTGGTGTGGGTAAGACTACGATTGCTAAAGCTATGTGTGAACAGCTTCAAGCAAACAACATCTTTATCAACTCGTCTGAAGAGCGAGGCATTGATATGCTTCGCACTAAGATCAAAAGTTATGCATCAACTATGTCTATGACTGGTGGTCGAAAGGTCATCATTCTAGACGAGGCCGATTATCTGACTCCAGAAGCACAAGCTGGTTTGCGTGGTGCTATTGAAGAGTTTTCGGATAACTGTTCGTTCATCTTCACTTGCAACTTCAAGTCTCGTCTCATTGACGCTTTACATTCTAGGTGTTCTGTTGTAGACTTCACACTCAAGAATGAAGAGAAGCCAAAGATGGCAATGCAATTGTCTAAGCGTCTTTCAAACATTCTAGATCAAGAAGGTGTTCAATATGATAAAGCAGTGGTACAACAACTTGTTGCAAAATATTTTCCAGACTATCGTCGTACACTCAACGAACTTCAGCGTTATTCAGCATCTGGTGCTATTGATGCTGGTGTCTTGGCTCAGATTTCAGATGTAAGAAAGATTGCTGACCTTGTTGGGTATCTGAAAGAAGGCAACTTCGGTGATATGCGAAAGTGGGTTGTGACTAACTCAGACATTGAACCTGCACGTATCTATCGTAGGATTTATGATTCACTCTTTGATTATTTCAAACCAGAATCAATTCCTCAAGCTGTTGTGATCCTCGGCAAGTACCAGTATCAGGCTGCATTCGTGGCTGATCATGAAATCAATCTCGTTGCGTGTCTTACCGAAATGATGGTGGATTGTGAATATGTCTAAACATATAATGGACAATTATGTCGTTAGTGATTGGTATAGATTGACTAATAGTGCGATGTTCAATCAAGTGCCTTTTGGTGTTTACGCATTGACAGAACCGACAGATTCTATACCTTCATCTGATATTCTACCTCATGAGTATGATAAAACTGTTTATTTTGGTAAATCAGGCACAGAGTATAACAATTACTCTCATGACAGAAAGAGAGTTATGAAGGTATTTACAGGCAATGTTGAAAATCCATCAGAAAAAGAGTATTTTCATAGGTATAGTTTACCTGCAAGACGATTGAAGGATCATCGCAGCAATCTTATGAATAAAAACAAAGGAATCAATAGAGAGATTTCGTATCAGAAGTTTTTCGAAAACTTTGGATATGGTGAAGATATTGCTAGTCGTGTGAATGTGTGTATCATCACACCTCAGTTTGAAGTGCCGAACCACTCTGTCAAGGCATGGTTGACGGCCATGGAAAGCTATATGATTCTTCGTTTTCAATATAACTTTGGGAAAAACACATTAATGAATGTTGACCATGATCTTGAACACAATAGAAAAATAGAGGGTAGTCATGCTAATAGAAAATTAGAAGACGTTAAATCAAACAGCTTAGTGGACTTTTTAGAATAATCAATTGAGTTTATCAATAATGTCTGATAAGATAAAGTATTATGAGTATATAAGATCGGAAGCTTGGCAGAGAAAAAGAAGACAGTTCTACTCGTCCAATATGTTCAAATGTTTTGAAGGTACAGGCAAGTGGAACTGCTACTGTTGTGGAATAACCGATGTGTCCCTTGATCTGCATCATAGAACATATAAAAGATTAGGAAAAGAAAAGATTAATATAGATTTGGTCCCTGTATGTAGAACTTGTCATGAAGATATACACTTCTTGGTCAAAGAGAGAGATTTCGGTCTTTGGGGTGCAACAAAGTCTATTAGAAAAAAAAGGAAGAAAGAGAGAGATGACTGATCTATTCAAAGAAGTTATTCCGTCTATTCTACAGACCAAAAAGTCTGTGGTCAACCAAGAAAATGAAGGGGATTATGTCCCCTTCATCGTCAACAAGGCGCTTTCTTTTCATTACGATTGCTCTCTCTATGCCAACCAGATGAACAAACTGCCAAATCTCGATCCTCTTCTACAATATCACTATATGCTAAATACCATACGGGGTTATAAGCGTCCCTTTCAGAAGTGGCAGAAGAGAGAAACCATTGAGAATCTAGAAGCTGTGAAAGAGTATTACGGATACTCTTCGGAAAAAGCTAAAGATGCTCTGCTTGTTTTGACTGATGATCACCTTTGTGAGATAAAAATGAAGCTTGATAGAGGTGGTTTGAATGATAAACATAGAAGACTTAGTGGAGGTAAAACTCAATGAGCCAGATGACTTTCTGAAGATTCGTGAGACACTTTCTCGCATTGGTGTAGCGTCAAAAAAAGACAAGACTCTATATCAGTCTTGTCACATCCTACATAAACAAGGCAAATACTATATTGTCCATTTTAAAGAGATGTTTCTTCTCGATGGAAAATCTTCAGACTTCTCTGAAGATGATATAGGCAGACGAAACACTATCATAAATCTTCTCAGCGAATGGAAACTCTTGAACATCGTTGACGAATCAAACACTGACTTCCCTATTTCTCCTCTAAGTCATATTAAGATCATCTCTCATAAAGAGAAGAATGACTGGAATTTAATTACTAAATATACAATAGGCAAGAAACGTAGAGAAGACTAATGGCCCAGTTTAGAATCGATTCGCACCAGTATCTACCACAAGAAAAGACGCTATTCGAAGTGGTAATGTTGGCTGATCAGTATGGAAATCAGGTTGGTCCTGCTAATCCATCAGGCATGTCTGTCGATGCATTCGGTAGAGCTAGAACTTCAACTCCTATGACCCTATATGATTCTTTTAATCGATATCAGGACAATGGCAAAACCGCAACCGCAAATTCTGCTGGCGGAACATTCTCGTTTAATGCCAATACTTCAACTATTGACTGTGCCGTAACTACCGCTTCAGGTGCATATGTGTATAAAGAAACTACTAGAGTTTTTGCATATCAACCGGGTAAGTCTTTACAAATCTTGACTACTTTTGTTATGAATCCACCAAAAGCTAATCTAAGACAGCGTGTTGGATATTTTGGTACTGATAATGGATTTTATCTAGAAAGATATGATGCAAGTGGAATTCGTTTTGTTAAACGATCTAGGGCTACTGGCGCTGTAGTCAATACTCTCGTAGAAAAAGCGGACTGGAATATAGACAAAATGGACGGTACTGGGCGGTCTGGGTTGACTCTAAATCTAGATTATCCACAAATCATGTTTATCGATATTGAGTGGCTAGGTGTTGGAACTGCTCGTTTAGGTTTCGTTGTTAATGGTGCTTTTATCCATTGTCATTCATTCCATCACTCAAATCTATCAGATGCACCATCAGGCGCTTATATGCAAACGGCATGTCTTCCATTAAGACATGAAATAGAAAATACTAGTACTACAGCCAACAGTAGCATATTAAAAATAATATGTTCAACTGTCATATCTGAGGGTGGATATGAATTGCGTGGACGTATGAGAACTGTTGGTATGGATACACCCACTAGCAATAACTACACACTTACATCACTTAACACATATTATCCTGTATGTTCAATTAGATTAAAATCTGATAAATTGGATGCGATTGTAGTTCCAAAACATATTGCATTAGTCGGTACGACTGCAAGTGACTATAGATATAAGCTTATAAGCGGCGCAAATGTTACTGGTGGAACATGGGTTTCTGCCGGTTCCGATTCGGCGGTTGAATATAACATCAATGCAACATCTATGTCTGGTGGAAGTGAACTTCAATCTTCATATCTTGTTTCAACTGGAACACAGAGTTTGACCGCAAAATTAGAAGATGGTTCGTTCAAATTTCAGCTTGAAAGAAACAGTTTCACATCAACACCAACAAACTTTACATTAGCAGTCGCATCAAAGGCTAATGGTGATAAGGTTCTTGCTGGTATGGATTGGGAAGAAATAACGTAACATATAATGGAGATACATAATGACCGAATTGAAAATTTTTAAGACACATTCTGGAATCGTTCTGCCTAAGTTTGGCACAGAACAAGCAGCATGTTTTGATCTAGCATATCAGCCTCACGGCAAACATGAGTATGTTGGATATAATGTCTATAACAAGACGTTTAGTCGTCCTATTAAGAGTTC